GTACTCATCGTCGTGAAAGAGAAATACCATGGGTCCATAGGAGATTCGGTAAATCCAAACTCTTCTGGATCAAATGTTGAATATATGAATCCAAAAACAAGTGTCGTAAAAATCATTAATAAGGCAACGAGTATACCATCCATTTGATATATATACACATTTAAAGTTATGTCGCGTATACTAACAAACATGGAGTCTAAGCTACTTATCAAACGCCTTTCTAATGACGCAATTGTTCCCGAGCGTTCGGGATCTAGTGCTTCTGTTGGATACGACCTGTACAGTATCGTCGACGTCGAGATTCCTCCCCTGGCAAGGGGTATTGTCAGCACTGGAATTGCTGCCACCGTTCCTACTGGGTGCTACGGACGCATCGCTCCCCGCTCTGGACTTGCCGTGAAGAACGGTATTCAAACCGGTGCTGGTGTTATTGACCCTGATTATACAGGTGAACTCAAGGTGATCCTGTTTAATCATGGTGACGAAACGTTTCATATTAAACCTGGGGATAAGATTGCCCAGCTTATCGTGGAGAGGTGCGAAATCCCTCCCATTGAGATTGTAGACGAAATCGCATCTACTGAACGTGGTGAACGTGGTTTTGGTTCATCTGGTTAATCATAAATAAAAAAATAACGTATGAGTGTTTAGTTAGCAAAAGCAACACCGCCCATACCGTCTTTTATCTTTAAAATATTGTAATTGACTGTATAGGCACGCACGATATTTCCCTCCCTGGTGGTAGTACCGGTAAGATTCAGCTTCGCGTTATCGATACGCGAGAAGTTAAGCGAACCACTGGGCTGGGAAGAGTTCATCTTTAAGCAGAAAGGCCACGTGAAAGTAGAGACGGTGCTGAGAGTCGCCGACGGAAGAGATGTGCAGTGCATCTCCGGAACGACGTTGTGGTGGTAGACGGGAGACATTTCCTCGAAGAGAGCGGTGCCGTTGATGTAAAGGGAAGCGCGGTCGAATGTGAAGTTAGTATCCCACTGATTGTTGTCAGCCTCGGAAGAGACGACGTGAACAGCCTTGGAAGGGTGGTTGAAGTAAGTGAGATCGATGTCGACATCAGTCGCAGACATGGGCTGGAACTGGGTCTGGGTGATGAGCATCTCGTGCTCATGTTCGACGACCATCTGACGCTCCTCGGTGTCGAGGTACACGTACGTACCGTAGACCTTAGGAGTGGAAGCCGGGGTGAAACCGGAGCGGCACTTGATTCGCATCTCGACCTGATGGAACTGAAGCGCGGTGAGAGGGAGAGACTTGGTCCAATCTTCAGAGAAGAAGAAGGGAATGAGATAATGATCGGCAGCCACATCAGTTCCCTTGGCGTTATCGGAAACCTCGTCGAGCGTCACGGCGCAAGTCGCCTTAGCGCCATCTTGCTTGTAGAGTAAGTTGTGAACACCCTGAATGAAAAGAGAATCGAGGCGGCACACTTCCTGACCACCAATCCAAAGAGAAAACTCGGTCGTGCTGGTGTCGTTGGTGCTAAAGAAACCGGACGTGTTAGTACGACCCGCGCCGATGTTGGTGGCCTCGACCCAGACGTAGCTTAAGAGATCACCCTTGGTGCGCAGAGGGACCACGACCTCGTTACCACCGGCGAAGGTTCCAACGTAATCGAGACGCTCGGGCTTGAGTGCGAAATTCGTATGTCTCTTATAATTTTGATGGAAAAATGAAACTTGGGGCGAGCCAGTGATGAACACATCCTGGGCTCCCTTAGACACGAGGTCAATCAGAGCAGCTGACATTTTTACTAATATATGATATTAAAAATTTAGCTCTATAACGAAGTATGGTGCAATTTCAGGTTTTATCATGGGATGCACGTGACGAAGATGACGAGCATTTAATCAGGATGTTTGGAAAAACGATGGATGGTCAATCTGTCTGTGTGACGACCCCATTCAAGCCGTACTTTTTCATGAAGCTTCCTGATACAATGGACCCTGTGAAGGTTATTGAATACGTTAAAGATACGTGCCCGGATATTGTAAACTGTGGATCCCTGAGATCTAAGGACATGGAAGGGTTTCAAAATGGAGAGTCTCGGACTTTTATACAGATAACTTGTAAAGATCTTCAATCGCGTCGATGTATCAGTAATAAATTGAGAAGAACGAATACTGCATCTCTTAAGAAATTGGAACGGGATTACAAGGAAACGGAACATAAGCTCGTTCTCGCCGAAACCGCGGTGGAAAAGGAAAATGATGAGTCTTCGAAGAATCAGGCTTTGCAGAAGGTGGCGACATTAAGAAAAACTCTACAGAAACTGGATACGGATATTGATCGAACGAAGCATATTAGTCAACTGCGATTATACGAAGCGAATCTAGATCCTGTACTGAGATTTATGCATAGGTCTAACATTCAATCTACGGGTTGGGTGGACACGGGCGATGGCTGCGAACGTGCTGATTTTGCAAACGTTGATATTGACCTATACTGCAAGTCTTGGAAGGATTTAAAGTCCGTAGACAACCCCGAATCTGCACCGTTCGTGATCGCATCGATTGATATTGAGTGTTACAGTTCGACTGGAAAGTTCCCGGATCCTAAGGTGAGAGATGATGCATGCTTCCAGATTGCCATCTCACTCATGCGCTTCGGAGAAACTGAGCCGTTCGAGAAAATATGTTTATGTTACAAGGAAACGGATAAAAACCTGGATGATGATTCGATTATCGAATGGTTTCCCACGGAAAAGGATATGCTCATTCGTTTTTCAACCTATCTCACGGAAAGGGATATAGATGTCATCACTGGATGGAATATCTTCGGTTTCGATCTTGAGTATATCATCGAGCGTGGACACCTCATGTCTTGTCCATTGTCATTTTTTAAGATGAGTAAACTGAAGACGCATGTGTGCGATCTTATGCCTAAAAAGCTCTCTTCAAGTGCTCTAGGTGATAATGAGCTGAAGCTTGTTCCCATGCCTGGTCGATTTATTTTTGATTTGTTCCATGAAGTTAAACGTGAGTATAAGTTGGACTCGTATAAACTCGATAATGTCTCGAAACTCTATTTGGGAGACAACAAGATTGATATGGCACCGAAAGAGATGTTCCGTCGATACGAACAAGAAGATCCCGTAAAACTTCGAGAAGTTGCCGAATACTGTATTAAGGACACCCTTCTTCCACACCGCCTCATTTCCAAGCTGTGTACTTTCATTAATCTACTGGAGATGGCTAAGGCTACTTGGGTGCCACTCAGTTATTTAGTGGAACGCGGACAGCAGATTAAAGTGTTCAGTCAACTCACAAAGAAGGCTCGAGAAATGAAATTTAAGGTGCCTACGTACGATTATGGACATACGGATAATACTGGGTATGTGGGTGCAACCGTTCTAGAAGCGATGTCTGGAGCCTACTACACTCCTATCACCGCCCTAGATTTCGAAGCCCTATATCCGAGTATTATGATGGCACACAACCTTTGCTATTCGTCACTCGTCATGGATCCCAAATACAAAAACATACCCGGAGTTGAATACGAAACCTTTGGGGATCACACATTCGCACAGAATGTTCCGAGTATTTTGCCTAGTATTTTGATAGAACTCAAGGCGTTTAGAAAGCAAGCGAAAAGGGATATGGCTAAAGCGACTGGTGCGATGAAACAGATGTATAACGGTAAGCAGCTGGCATATAAAATCAGTATGAATTCTGTGTATGGTTTCACTGGTGCGTCCAAGGGAATCCTCCCATGTGTTGCCATTGCTTCTACGACTACGATGAAAGGTAGAAAGATGATTGACGACACGAAGAACTATGTGGAAAAGAACTTTCCGGGATCCAAGGTGAGATACGGAGATACGGATTCCGTGATGGTGGAATTCGACGTACAAGGTAGAACTGGAAAGGAAGCTATCGAGTATAGCTGGGAGCTTGGTGAACGTGCCGCAGAGGAGTGTACAAAGCTTTTCAAAGCTCCGAATAACCTTGAACTCGAGAAGGTTTATTGTCCATATTTCCTCTATAGCAAGAAGCGGTATGCTGCAAAACTTTGGACCAAAGCTAAGGATGGAAACATGAACATGGACTATATTGATGTTAAGGGTTTGCAACTCGTTCGCCGGGACAATACTCCACACGTGAGAGAAGTGTGTAAAGAACTACTGGATGTAGTCCTCGACAGTAGTGGTACGGATGCACCCAAGGCTCTCGCTCGGAAACGAGCTGTAGAACTACTTGAAGGAGACGTTCCAAATGAAAAGCTCGTTTTGAGTCAGTCACTCTCCGATTCGTATAAAGTGAAAGGAAAGAGTGTGTCTATCACTGGAGATGAAGTCGCTAATATTAATCAAGCACACGTACAAGTTGTTCGAAAGATGAGAGAGCGTCAACCTGGGTCGGAGCCACAGTCCGGGGACAGGGTTCCATACATTCTGATCAACACCGGTGATCCCAAAGCTCGTGCATTTGAGAAATCCGAAGATCCGGTTTTTGTCCGAGAGAATAATCTTCCAGTGGACTATCCGTACTACTTCCTTAACAAGTTCTTGAACCCCGTCTGTGATTTACTCGATCCACTCTTCGATAATGTCAAGGATGAAATCTTTGGAGAGTTGTTAATGCGTGCAAAACCACCGAAAAAGCCTCGTAAAAAAGCCGATCCGAAACAACCTACTTTGATTAGTGACATATTTAAAAAGGAGGGCCCCTAATAGGGTATGACTGAAGTGATTATCGAACTTGTCCACAGCCAACAGGAGGTACTCAAGAATATACTAAAGACTGTGAATGAGTTGGATTCTAAACAGAAGGAAGAAGTGAGAGTGAAACTTCTTGAAGCTGCGAACGAATTATGTCTGGAGAATAAATCTCTGAAACATGAAGCAGTTCGTAGAACGATGGCGAGAGTGTTTGGTGATGATAAGTGTATTGGTAAGAGAAAGAATGGTCGACCCTGTGCGAACAAGTGTTTCGCGGGGTTCGATGGGTACTGCAGGACATGTTATAAGTCCAAGCCCCCGGAAGCGAGGGTGATTAGCTTCGGAGAAGTTTCACAAGAAACTGTTAGAGTTGACATGAGTAGTGCGGGTACTTGTGTACTTGGGGGTGCTGGAAGTGGAGGATTTCCGGGAACCCCGATATCGAGGAGCCCCCCACCCGAAGACGAGCTTAGAGATTTACCTCCCCTATATTAATAATGAACAAATCAGATATTCTACTAAACTCTATCAACGCATTTTACGAAAAACCAGAGAATAAAGCTATACTTGTCGAACTACTGACGAAGAGTGGGGGTATATCTCTCCGAAATTTGGAGTGGTTTATCACGAATTACTCTAAGAAAAACAATCTTTCCTACGAAACAAATGATGGAAAGATCTTCAGTGTTCATTGTGCGTACAAGTCAAGTCTCGACGGATACTCGAAAAAGCTTTTTGACCCCTTTTGTCGAACGGAAAAAATAACGTATAAGCTACCTGGCTCATCTGAGGAAATTCATACGACCGTTGCACAGCTGAATTTCATCCGATGGTGTGTGAAGAATAATATCGTGGATTACATTCGTAAGCATCACGATACGTTATTTATCAAAGGGAATACCCTTCGATCCCAGAAGACGTAGACTCTTTTTTCAATTGTAGTAAATTTCCAACACCCGCATCCGTCGGTCTTGGTCTACCTCCTAGCGGTCCCGAAGGCATAACATTAAAATCGTCTAGGGTTGGTATGTACCTGTCGGCGGACATGCCTACACCGGACATGAACCCTCTATCGAAGAGGAATGTCTGGTATCCAACATAGTACATGTTTAACGTGTACACGTTTGTCAGATTGGGGGTGAGTGAAATATCAAGAATGGTTCGATCCGAATTTAATTTACTGAAGTCCAGGCTTCCCGATGGCTCCACATTAATCGGATTCATCGCGAATGCATACGTGTAAATGTTTCTATCCGGTTTCGAGAACCTACTGTTGTACGGTACGACGTACTTGTAGAACGTGTGGTCAGGGTTATTTATGTTTGGTAAATCCTGACCGTTAATGTACAATTTAGCGGATTGTTGTACGGGATTGAAAAACTCTGAAACAATGTTATACGAGTCTGACGTCGAAAAGTTGTATCTATTTTCAAACTTTCGCTCGAGGACATCCGTATCACCCGTACCCAGGTTTGATGGTGAACCGTGTTCAGTTTCATCTTCGAAATCTTTACGACGCAGGAACCAAAACATAGATTTTACAGGAATATCGGGAACAAGTTGTAATTTTACAGTCTCCTCGCCTATCTCAGTCTCCATTGACGGATGCTTTTTCACTACATCCGTGATCAACACCTGTTGCTTAGTCGTTAGGAACGACTTTTCTTGCGTCGATACCGTGATTTCTTCTGTTATCAAACTGAATTTATCTAATGTGAGTGCTGAAAAGCTCGGATTATTTGTAAAGAACGTGGCCGGTCTAAACTTTATCTCAAACTCGAGTTTCTGTTTGTGGATAGCACACGTAGGGAAATAGGGTCTGTTAGGGGAATTGGACGCATATTCATCACCCTCATACTTGCGCGAAAAAAATAGAGGTATGGGTATCATAAGCTGTGACGGATACCTGGATAAGGATGCGTCGTTACTCGGTGAAGTACCCTCTGATTGATTGCGATTGAGTGTGTACCGCTTGGTTCTCTTTTCAGAGGCGTCGAGATACAGTTCGTCATAAATAATACCCCAATCATCGTGGTATTTCTCGAGTTCTAATTCGTCTACACGCATCGTCACCGTTTCTATGACATGACGGCCTATCTGATCAGCGATATTGGCATTTGACTCGACCTTTGGAAACTCGAGGTGGACATACATATTGCTAAGGAGGTCACCCATGTTCTGTGGATTGAGTGTAACTTTGATGGATTCACCAAATGGCCATGTCGTCGATGCGTTCGAGGGTTTAGAGATAGTGGTACTTTTATGATATTTCGTAAAATTCGAATGTTGTGTAGGTTCATATTTAAAGAAAGAATATGTTGGGCTGTCATGTAACAGGTATGTATCCTGTTTACCTATCGCGTTAAGGGCCAACACAGAACCCGTATCGGGACCTTTAAGGTCCATTCTTATTTAATGCTCACAATTTTTTAATATCCGTTTTCCACATGTCGAGGTATCCCGTAGCTTGGAGTGTCTTCACCTCTTCATTCAAATCCCCCCATTCCTTGAATAGGGCAGCCACTCGTTCTTCTGTGTAATCCACAGTTCTCGTGTGTAAGAGATAATCGAAGGAATCATCAACCTTGGGAAACATGGTCGACAATTGTTCTTCCAGATCCTGTTTCTTGCGTTTGAACACCACGATATCACCGTCGATCACTCTCTTAACGAATTGTGCACGTCTGGAGCAAAGTTCCGCCTTTCGCTTCGTAATCTCGAGAAGTCGAGCCTTCCTCTTCACGTAATGTTCCACGCGTAGAGTGATGAAATCTTTGAGAATATCTTCCGCACTTTCATATTTGCAAATACCCTTCGTAGGATGGAAAAGATGCATATTCGAACACCTGATCGTCTTCTCCAATTTGAGATCCTTCACGAGATCCTTGCCATTGTAATCCTGGATCACAAAGTCGACGCTCTCGGTTGTGCTGTTGTTCGTGAAACTTCCGATAATCTTCTTTTCGACGAGAGTGTCAAGATGTTCCTTATAGTCTTGCGTCCACCTACCCGGGGGAAGTTCGGATACTTTGATGGTCTTTCCGATAGACGTCCATACACCCTGAGCCATCCATGAATCGTCATCCTGTTCTGTGATCGTACCCTTGAACCCTCGGAACCAGGGTTTCATCTTAGTCAGTCCCTGTCCCCGGGTATAGTTGAGAATGTTCTGCTTGATATCCTCCGGGTTAAACGGGGGTACATAGCAAGAAAATCCTGTTCCAATACCCTCGCTTCCATTTACAAGAATCATAGGAAGGGTTGGCATGTAATATTCTGGTTCAATAGACCTCCCATCGTCATCGAGATACGTAAGAATATCATCATCCTTGGGATCGAAAATGGTGCGCGCTTCCTTAGTGAGCTTTGTGAAGATGTACCTCGTTTGAGACGCATCCTTACCGCCCATGAGCCGTGTCCCGAACTGACCACACGGTTCGAGAAGGTTAATGTTATTCGAACCGGTATAGTCATTGGCAAGCTTTACGATCGTTTCTGCCAGGGATACTTCGCCGTGGTGATAGGCACTCTTCTCGGCCACATAGGCTGCGAGCTGCGCCACCTTCATCTCATCCTTAAGATTCTTCTGGAAACAAGAATACATCACCTTTCTTTGAGAGGGTTTGAGACCGTCGGCCACATGAGCAATTGATCTTTTCAAATCAGCCAACGAAAAATTCACAAGATCCTTATGAATAAACTCCGAAATATCCAACTGTTTAATGTTGCCGTAGGGTACTTCGAGCTGATTCGCCTCCTTGGCAGTACTCTCGAGGAGCCAGGTCTTTCGCGCATCGGCCTTCTTTTTGTCGAAGGCGAGAACAACCGACTCATCCGTCATGACATCCACATCGAACTTGACAGTGAGCGTCTCAATCATCTTGAAGTACTCTCGAGCCTCTGCGCTCGTAGAAGTACCGAGACCCTTATAGTACTTGATTCGCCAGCCAGGCTTTCCATCTCCATACCATGCACGGAAGGCGGAGTCCGTGTAGAAGGATTTAGACTGAGATCCCTTCGTGGCTTTAATGATAGGAGTCACCATCGAAACGACGAATCCAAGATCGAGAAGAGATGGCCAAAATGCGTGAATCATATTGATAATCAGGCCCTTGATATGGCTGCCATCGTTATCTGCATCGGTCATGATCATAAGACGTCCGTATCGAAGTTCGGAAACATCCGTGTACTCCTTACCCTGTTGAAGCCCAAGGATCTTCTTGAGATCAGAAAATTCCTGGTTCGAACTCAACTGTGCGACAGAAGCATCTCGGACGTTCTTGCATTTTCCTCGAAGAGGGAAGACTCCGTAATGGTCCCTGCCGACCACGGAGAGACCGGCGACAGCGAGCGTCTTCGCCGAGTCACCCTCCGTGACGATGAGAGTACACTTTTTCGATTGAGCCGTACCCGCCTTGTTTGCATCGTCGAGCTTCGGGATCCCGGTGATTTTACTCTTACGAGCTCCACCATCGGTCTTAGCCAACTCTTTCATTTCTTTGAATTTCGACAGGGCTGTGAGCTCATCTGAAATGCCAGTCTTCAAAACGTTCTTCACAAAAGTTTTTGGCATCTCGAACCTCGAACCGAAATCGGGAACCTTGAGCGTACACTCAGATTTTACCTGACTCGAGAAGGTAGGATTTTCCAAGGTCGCCTTGACGAAGATGCGAAAGGTTGCTTTGACTTGTTGAGGCTTCAGCTTGATCTTCTTAGCCATATCATCAATGATTCCTGAAGCAACCATTGAAGCCACGTGATCAACATGGGTTCCACCCTTAGTGGTGCAGATACCATTCACGAAGGAAACCTGTTCCATACCATCTTCCGAAGGTCCGATGCAAACAGACCAACGGTCAGTCGTGGCGGAGTAAACGTTCTCAACTCCTTCGTGCATCTTCGCATAGGCTTCGAAGTTTTGCTTGGGAAGAGCTTCACCATTAAACTTGACTTTGCAATTTGCAGAGGTGCATATGTTCGCATCCCATACACGCTTCTCCATGATCTTATAGATCCCAATCTCCATATCCTTCATTCCAAACCTAGACCAGTCGGGTTTGAAAGAAACGGAGACGGATGCAGTAGCGCCGTTGAATTTTTTCATTTTTGGAGGGTAGCACGTGGACATATTGTCGAACCACTCTTGGGAATATTCTTGTTTGGTTTCCGGGTCCTTGATGATGACTGAGAACCACTTACTGTAGATATTGGCCAACTTGGCTCCATATCCGTTCCTACCTCCCACAATACGCTTTTGTGTATCGTCGTAGTTGGTACTCGTGAGCAGGTGACCAAACACGAGTTCGGGATTCCACACATCTTCTTTTTGGTTTTTTTGAATGACGAGTCCTCCGAGAGGGCCGTTGTTGTCTATGGTGACCATACCACTATTTTTATCGACATTAACAGAAATCGATGTCACCTGCTTAGGGTACATGGAGTTCCGGTCGATAGCATTGACGAGTACTTCGTCAAAGATTTTGAGTAAAGCCGGACTGTATTTGGTTGTGGTCTTTTTGAATTTTTTACCATTGAGCACCCAATAGGGTTCTCGAACAGCGTCTACTGCACCGACATAGGAGTCGGGGCGCTTCAAGACGTGCTCTATATGGCTTAGCTTTTGAACTGATTCCATACTTTCTTGGATTTATTACAACTCAAATCTCTAACTTAGGTTCGTTTTAAAAATATCAGTTTATAAAAAACCATATGCTCACTCTGTGTCGAAGCCAGCCCATCGTACCCGTGCGTAAGATTGAACGCCGCATCAACAAGGTTGCGGTGGGCTCGGCGGTAAAGGTCATCGATAGACTCTACGAAGGGCGCGATTACGCACGTTTCTACGTTCTAGAGACGATCGCGAGAGTTCCCTATTTTTCGTTCGTCTCCGTGTTACATCTTTACGAAACGTTGGGACTGTGGAGAAAGGCCGATTATTTGGAGACCCATTTTGCACAGACCGTGAATGAATATCATCATCTTCTCATCATGGAAGATCTGGGTGGTGATAAACGCTACGTGGATCGATTCTTTGCACAACACGCAGCTTTCTTTTACTATTGGCTTACCTGTTTGATTTATGTGGTGTCCCCCTGTATGGCGTATAACCTCTCTGAGCAGATTGAAGAGCATGCAT